GATCTGGCTTCTGTCTGTGCCTTTCTCCAAACATATAATAAATCAGTTCATCTACTCCTACTGATTCTCCAAGCCAAACCCATCTGTACATTTTCGGATCAGCAACCTCCATTGCCTTGGCAGAAGCAATCAGATCAGGGCCTAGCCAGGCAGCAGGTACATCTCTGTAATCTGTATGGATATGTACGCAGTCAGGACGTTTTTCCATCTTCTTACACCACTGGTTGATCGGTGCATTTGGATTCTTCGGTGGGTTATACAGATAAATCATTTGGAAACCACCTTTATTCCCACGAACAAAAGTAGCTTCGATATTACTTAACTCATCCTCTCCCTCACCATCATCAAAGAACTCTGTCAGCTCATCCAGCACAACCAACTTGATTGGCTTATCCTCATCTATAATACCTTTCGTATCATCAATTCCATCTGATCCAGCAAAATACATGGTCGTTCCATGTCTTTTATAAGTAATCTCCATTGGAGACTTTGTAATCCGGAACTTACTTTTCGGAATCTCCAAACGGTTGATTCCTCGGAGCATCTCCTTGTAAACTGTTTTCCGCAGCTTGTTATGATGCTTACGCAGCACAACCACAGAGCCATTGGCATCTGATACAAGTTGATAATCTGACCGGATGGCTGCATAGCTGGATTTCGTCCCGGCACGACCAGACGTCAGGATGATATGCTTGATAGCCGGAGCTGTGGTCAATTCTTTCAGTGCTTCA